TTTTTCCTATTATTATTATTATTATTATTATATAGATTCATTTAAATCATAAATCTTACCTATATCCGTTTTAAAATTTTCTAAACTAAAATTAGTATTCAATAACTTATCTTTAACTTTTAAAAGTTTACCTTTCAAATCCAAATCAGAAGACTCATTTAATTTATTATCGATAGCATCAATACACTCTCTTTTTAGTTTATTAAATATTTCTTCTTTATCTTCATTACTACCATTAAGAACTGTCTTAATAATTTCTTTTTCTGATTCTGAAATATTAGAATATCTAGAGTTAAATTTATTAACCGCCAATTTTGTTAATACGCTAGGTGGTAAATCAACACTTTCTGTAACAACCTCTTCAGTAGTAACTTCTTTTTCTAACATAGGATTAACAATAAAATTAATTGTTTCATTAATCTTCTTAATATTAGAAGGTGTTTTTTTTGTATTAACTAAATATGTTATCTTATTATAAAATTCTTGATTTTCTTTTACAATTTCATTACCTTTAAGAATTTTAAGAAAAAATTCATTTCCTTTATTAATGTGTTCTTCGTTTAAACCTTTTAACAAAGAAATATTTTCTTTAACAAAATCTATAGCCTCAGTTTTATCATCAAATTTAGTGTTTTGTAAATTACTATAAATTAGATACTGATTCTTTAGTGTTTCGTTTTCTTTGATTGTTTTTAAAAACTTAGAAAATAGTTTTTTACCCTTAATGTCTTTTTTAATTGTAGACTCAATAACTAAATTTTTAAAGGTATCTTTTATATTACCAAAATTACTCATGTTCTTTTTTATTAATAAATATTCTGAATTTATAAAAAAGATCTATTTTGTTAAATTATCAATTTCTTTTGTGATATCACTAATCTTAGAATTTAGTATTTCCGTATCTTTTTCTACGTCATCTAAGTTAAATACCTTTTCATCTTTATCTAAACTTTCCATTAGTCTATTTAAATACATACCTTGATATTTTTTAACCTTTTCTTCGTATTTTCTCTTTTCTTGTTCTAATAAAAGATTTTCTTTTTTATCTTTAGTAGATTCTACTGCCGTTTCTGTTTCTGCTGCAGATGCTTCACCACCAGCTAAACTATCTGCTGCAGATTCTAAACCACCTGACTCACCACCGAACCCTGCCATTTCACCGCCAGTATCTCCACCACCTTCTTCACCACCTTCTGCTGGTGCTGCACCTGTCAATGCGGAGAAATCACCGTAAAGTTTATCAACTCTATCAAAGATACCTGTTTTCTTAATTACGTTTGCAGTTTGTTCCATTTCTGCTGCTGCCGCTTTTTCTAATCTTTGTTGTTCTAAATCATTTCTAATATCTTCTTCTGACATACCTAAGATTTCTTTTCTAGCTCTCGTCATAGACATTGAACCAAAACCGTTACCAGCATCAGATACCGCATCTTTATATAGTGTAACTTTTAATTGAGTTTGTTCTATCTTTAACATTTCAGCTTGTGTTGAAGGGTTGTTAAGAGTTAAAGTAAAGTTTTCTAATTCATCTTCTAATCCTAAAATATATAAGTGAATTATCGCAATCTTATTTAACTCTTGTAACATTGCTTGTTGAATTCTATTAACAGTTCTAGCAAATCTAATATCTTGTAATGCCAAATTTTTACCTTCACCATTCACCTCTTCAAAACCTAAAAATGGTTTTGGTACTCTAAGTGCAGTAAATAACTTTTTCTGTAGATACTGTATATCCGCAATCTCCGATAGGTTAGTTGCACCTGGTAATGTTTCTATGGGTGATGGTGCACTCGCATCCCTAACTGGAATAAAATAGTCCTGATCTTGTGCCATTTGATTATACCTAGTATCTATCTGTCCTGTGTTTTGATCGATTACAGGACTCCTTTTAAAATTATCTGCAATTTTATTTACATAAGATGGTACATCTTGTTCGTCAATATTACCTACAAATATTTTAAATATTCTTCTCTCTGGTGCTCTTGTTACCCTATATATTAGCATTGCGTCTTCAGAAAGTAATAATTGTTTCCATATCCTTCTAGCTTTTTCTAACATAGATGTACCATATGGAAGTCTTCTATCATCACCTAATAATCTAAAATGTGCAACTTGCCAAGCATTAAATTCAATATCCCTTTGTCCCCATATAAACTTAACTGGATTAAATTTATCTGTATCAGCATTCATAGAGTTTTCACCAAAACCAGAGTTTTCTTTTCTACTAATTTCTATGTTTGGTAATTGTTTTACACTTGTCACACCATCGTCACTATCAATACTTAGATATAAAAAGTCATCACCATATTTACAAACATTTCTAGTCCACATTGGTAATGATGTGTGAATATCTAATCTATTAAAAAATAAATCATCTAATATTCTTCTAACCCTTCTACTTTCAGAAAAAATATTAATCACTTTATTATCTGGATTTAGTGTAGTAGACTCTTCCATCATAATATCTAAAGCTGCCGCAATTTCTGGAAAAAATTCCATACCTTCAAAATCTGCATATGAAGCTAATCTAGTAGTTTCATAATATATGGAGTGTTGATATATTTCATTATCTACTTTCTGCCATTGATTTGCGAGGTATGCATCTTGTTGTCTTTTTAACTTTTCATAGTCGTACTCTTCTTTAGACTTAGTTTTTAAAAGTTCTTTATCGTTTATAGAATACCTAGATTTACTTTGTTGACGATTAACGTCAGGTCCAAATAAATCATTTAATTGTTGAAATACTGTTTTTCTTGCCATTTTCTTTTAATATACTTTGTTACTATTATAATAAATATATAGAAAAACTAAATACTATTTAATTCCAAACAACCAATTATAATCACCATTATCATTATTACTATTATTTGATTGTTTTGGATTATATGTTGGGGTATTAGTGTAGAAAGGATTTATGTGTTTTTCTTCACTAAACATAGTGTCTCTTTGTTTATTTGTTGTATTTACCCAACTATCTAACATAGCTTTAGTTTGTTTCTCAACATGTTCTAATTTCTTAAAGGAAGTTTGTATTATAAATATTGCCATCGCATATGCCATAATTATATCATCATGATAACCTTCCATATGATCAGCCCTACCACCTTTATAAACAAAAGTTCTAAGTTCAGATATCATCCTTTGTGAACGTATAATGGTTTTATTTTCTCTAATATGTTCTTCTAATTCAGATACCATCTGTAAACGAGTGTTCCCAACATTAAATCCTGGTACTTTATCACCTTGTTTATATGCAGTTTTTGCGTATTTCTCAGATAATTTTCTACTTTTAGGGTCATCATAATGTAGATGTTTATAGTCCATTTCCAAAAGTTTTAAGACTGTTGCAACACCCATACCACCTGTAATATCTACTATAGTATATGCATTATACATATTACCATACTTATATACCATCTCTGCTAACATATCAGGAGGTAATTTATATTTAAACTCCGCAACTTGTTCTAAATTCTCAAAATCTAATATCACAATAGTGGAACTATCTTTACCATCCCCTCTACTGACATCAACCCCCATTATGTATTTATGTCCCACTTCAGGTTTTTTCCAAATCCACATACTCTTTTCAATCTCAGAAGCAAATTCAGGATCTTTTACGAAATTTTCTTCGTGATATGTTACATACTCATCATCGACAACATTACCCCCTGAACCAATAAATGATACATCAAGCTCTTGTGCGATTTTTTTAGGGTCACCCATATCTGCAGCCATCTCTTCATACCAAGGGGATAAAGGTTTCCAACCATCCTTTATCATTACTTCATAATATTCGATTGTAGATTCATCAGTTTCATATATATTATCCATATATTCCCATCTTAACTTAGTCCTATCTACCGTATCACATATTATTTCTTCTTTTTCCTCATCTTCACCCCTAACCCAATAAAGTCCTCTATTATACCTAACATCGTGATACCATTTCATTTCTACTAAGTTGAAGTTATTATCACCTGTTTTAGACTTATCATAGGTTTTATAGTATAGAGGATCCATACCATTTGGTGTAGATATTAATGCAATCTTACCACCAGTACCTAACGATGCCAATGCTGCACCAAATACCTCAGAACCGTTGTCAATAAAGGCTGCTTCATCCATAACTAAAAATGTTGGCGTAAAACCCCTTAATGCGTCTTTAGATGTTGCAAGTGCTCTAATCTCACAACCATTAGATTTTAATTTAAGGTGTCCCTTTGAGTTTATCTCTAAATAATCACTACCTTCATTTAAACCCCAAACCCAATAAGGTATCTGATCTAAAAAGTCTTTAACTTTTTTTAAGAATTCTTGTGCTAGTGTCTGTTTGTTCGCCAGTATCAACACTTTACTAGGGTTATCGGGGTCACCAAATGCAGATTTGACTGCAATATAAGCGGCAGTAGTAGTAGACACACCTGCCTGTCGAGGTTTGGTAACTAAATTACGATTGAACTCTTCATAGGATTTAATTACTTCTTTTTGTTTATAAAACAATTTAAAAGGTACCATACCTTCTTGTGTTAAATCAAATGTCTTTAAAAACGTTTCAATACCATAAATAGGATCTCCCAAACAACGAGCAAATATTTTCAATTGTTCCGCTCTATCCATAACTCTTTTTTATATAAATATGATTAAATGGTTAAAATGCAACTAAATTACCTTCTTCGAAAGCATTATAGTTAGGACCTAATTTATATGTAACATTACTACCACCACCTATCTTTTGTATAATACCAGCAACGTTTGCGGCACTCCAAAACTGAGAAAATTGTCCTGGCGAATCCTGACTACCAATGTAATTTAAAAACCCTCTCTTTGTTTTTTTAGGGGTGTCATTCATATAGTTTACTAAATCTCTAATCATAGTATCATCCTTCCTTTTAAAAGTATAACCACCTCTCATTTTTTCAAATAAAACAATCCCATTTTTTTCTGCAAAATCTTTAACTGTGCGAGTAAGATTTTCTACATCATTTGTATAATTCATACTTTTTTTAATATTAGATGCAATTCTAATTGCTTCTCTAGGTTCATAATTATCAAATAAGTAAGATACTACGTCATCAACCATACCACCCATAATTTCTTTTAAAATTTTAGATTCAACACCCCTAATCTCAAACCTATCTACTATTAACTTTTGTAACTTACTTAAAGAATTATATTTTTCTAATGGATTTTTATCACTACCAACTATCTCTTCTGTTTCTTCTTCTATAAAGATGTCTAATATTGGGATTAAACGGGTATCAATCCTTTGTATGTGATACCCTCTTAATCTAGGTAAAATAGTATTTTCAAACCAATCACGTATTTTCTTACTATGTTTAAACATACGTTCATCAAAACCAAATTCTTTAAAATATACATCTAACGCACTCATAGGGTTTAAAAGTTCAACCCTTTCGAAAAACTTATTAAGAAAACGTTCTTCTTTAGGGTGTAAATTATCCTCTACTATTCTACTTAATTGACTCTCTGTTAGTTTAATCTTCATATCATAAATTACCTAATACGTTATCATTAAAATATTCTTCTACTTTTATGTGGTTGGGATAAAAATAACCCATATCTGGAGTTCGTAACATTTCACCCTCACAATCTAATAATACTTCTATGACATTTAAAAAGTAATATTCATTATCTTGAGGAAATTCTCCTTGACACTCTAAATAGTTAATGTTGTATTCCATAAATTTATCCGTCACATCAAATTTAAGTATATGTTTATCAGAACCACCTTCTTTTTTTGATTTTACCATATCCCATTCAGGTTTAGAACCAATAACTGAAATTACTTCTTTCATCATATCCCCATGTAATTCGCTTTCTGCTGCAGATTCATACGCCCACCTATATAAGTTTTTCAATTCTAAGGCTAAATTACCAAACATACTTTCATTTTCAATTAACTCACCCAACAAATCATTATCTAATAACATATCTTCCCTTAACCCATCTCCATATGGGTCGTCTTCGTCATATCTTCCAGGAACACCATCAAACTGCCTACCAATAAAATTATTTTCTATAATATATTCTTTTATGTGTTGTAAAGATTTTTCGTCTAGATTATCCCACACATCACTATCAAAATCTACATCAAACCAACCATATATATCTGGATCTCCTGACAAAACTCTTTCTGCGGTATCCCTATCATCGTCATGAAATAATATAGATAATTCCTCATAATTATCACAGATTAAATATATTTTATTCCCTTCTATTTGAATATCCCCATAAACAGATTTAGGTACTTTACGTTTATTTTCTTTTGATGGTTGTATGATAAACGTATCTAATGTAAAATATTTATCTATCCACCCTGTACCATTTAAAATTTTATAAGGGTCACTAACATTATTTCTTAAAAGGTTATCTTCTTCGTAACCAGCGTAATCAAAAGGGTCTTCACCTAAAACATTGGTGAAAAAATTAAACACCCCAAACATAATCTCTTCATGTGAATAACTATCTGAACCTAATAACTCATCTACCTCAGATATATAATCGGGTATACTATATCCGTCATCATATTTTTTAAACAACTTACTTAATATCTTATTAAATAGTTTTAACTCTTGTGGTTCTAACATTATTTGTTTTATTAATAAATATTGATTTAAAATAAAAAATCCCACCTATTGATGGGATTGGTTATATATTAAAAATTAATCTTATATATACTTATGAAGTTTTTCTACAGTTTCAAAATCACCATTGTCTAACGCATCATCAATTAAATCTTGTATTTCTCTAGGTGACATCTCAGAATAGTCTACTTCTTTAGGTTCAGACACTATAGGTTCTTCTTTAGGTTCATCACCTAAATTGTCTAATATATCATCCATATCATCATATCCAGTATCACCTAAAATATCATCTAAACCTTCTGATGGTTCATCTTCATGAATATCTTTTAGGGTTTGGATAACTTCTTTACATTTTTGACTACCACTTAAAATTTCTTTCATAAATTCGTGAAATTGTTTCGCTGGTAACTTAGTTAATTCTTGAAATAACCATTGTTTCATATCGTAATTATCACTACCTACACAATCTAAGAATTTTTCCCACATGCCTGGACCTAATCTCATTCCCCAAATCTCACCTTCTACTGTGTCTGCCTTTTTAATTACTTCCGCCTGTTCTTCAAAGTCTAAGTGTCCATCTGCCCAATTGATTGCAGATAATTCTAATGTCCCTTTGATTAATTCGTGTACTAACAATGGAAATATCCACGCTTTTGCAACTACAACAGGAATTTCATCATCTTCTTCGATATCTACTTTTTCCATTTCTTCTTCTTCATCCTCATCTTCTGGCGCCTCAGCTTTTCTCCATTCTATCTTCTCTACACCACCAGTTTGTCCACCCATTGCACTATCAGGTATAATCCAATATTGGAAATCTGCAAGTGACATAAGTTTACCATATAATCCCATAAGTCTAGGGTCGATAGAATCTAATTCATCTGCAACCATATGGAAAATATAGTGTCCTTTTTTAGAAGCTCCTTGCATCAAAGCGTTTATAACTCTCCTTTTGTCAACTTCCATTTCTAACTCTTCCATTCTTTGTGCACTTTTTGGTGATTTAGGAACATTAAAGTCAGAATCATAATCATCATCTTCTTCTTCTTCTTCATCATCCCCAAAACCTAAATCAGTACCTGGAGGTGAAAGGGTTGCCTCTAACATTTGATCTGGAATATCAAACTCTTCTGATACAATATCTATCGCTAATTGTTCTAACGCATCTTTATGTCTTGTTTCTATTTGACTTACTTCACTCATTATCTGAAACATTTGTTGCATCATCATAGGGCTTATGTTTTGTATCCCATGATATCTTTTTACTTTATTAATGATTTCTTTAAATCTTTTACTAGCCATTTTTTCAGAATAATTTTGTAAATCAGAACCCACAGGCATAGACTTACTTTTACCAAAAATATGTTCACCACTTTTAAGTTTACCTTCTATATCTGGATTCATTCTTTCGGGATGTTCTGGATCATATTCAATTGCTTCTACAATCCTATTAATTCTTAATTTCTCACTAAGAACTCTTTTTGTAACTTCACTTATAATATTTTTTCTTTTCATTTTAATATTTTTTTTATATTACCAATCATAAACTACTGATGTCCACATACGGAAAGCTTCATTGGCTAATTTTTCAAACACTCTCTGTACGTTTCTAGTTTCGTGGTCACCATTAGTTCTATCAATTCTTTTTAATGCTGCTCTGATTAATACATCTCTAACTGCTTGTTTTTTCTCTAGTAAATAGTTAATGATTTCTATTTTTTCTTCTAATGAATCTAATTCACTTTGATATAAACCAATGTCTTCCCCTTCGTTTTCTATATCATACTCTAATTCTTCTTTTTGTTGTTCTAAAGACTCTAAATCCATGCTTTGTCCGTATAACCATCTATGTAGATCTTTTTTAGTCCAATTAAGTATTGGGGCTGCACCAAACATGTTAATGAGTCCACTTTCCCTAAGTTTTTCTAACCAACCTACAATTACACTAAATTCCCTTCTATCTAATTCTGGTACAATATATAATTTTTTACCTCTAGACTCATTCATTGTTTTCTTAGTATTTACGTATTCTATTAACTCACCTTTTTTCATTTTAGGATTAATAGATTCTTTTCTTCTATGTGGTTTCTTTATAGAACCTTCATAACCTATAGATGCGGTACAAACTGCATATGGGTTATAATCTTCTCCCCTTTCTTTATTTTGTTTTTTTACATCTTTAACGCAACGTTCCCACTTTTTTTTATGGATTGGGCTTTCTTTTTCCTTTTTGGACTCGTTTATATTAAAATAATATTTACTTTGTTTTTTATTTAAAAAATTCTCAGTCATTATTTTTTTTAATATGTCCTTTTTTTTCATTATCTTTTATTTAAGAATTTTTTAAATAAGTCTTTTGTTGATTCGTTTTTAGTTGTTACTGTCATCCCACCATCTTTATCTAGTGTGACAGACCCATCAACAGATATACCTACACCTTCTTGTTCTGCTCTTTTTACTTCATCTGGTGTATATTTGGTTTGTTTAACAGTTGTTTCTTCCGCCTCACCAATATAGGAACCATCTTCGTCATATTGGTTACTAACATCTATTGGTTCTGGATAGTCTCTGTAGTCAGGTTGTACTGGTGCATTTCTCATATAAATCTCAGGATATTGTTTCGCCATTCTTTTTAAGATTGCGTCTGGATTTTTTCTCATATATCTAATAACCGCAGGATCCATATCGTCACCATACTTACCAAATACCCCCTCAATACCTTTTTCTCTAGGTGTTGGTTTAAAATCTCTTTTACTATAAGTGTCTCTCATCTCATAGTCTTCATCTAAATAATTTTCCATCAACTTACGTCTAGTTGCTCTTTTAATTTCTGATTCGTAAATTTTTATTTTCTTTCCCATAACTTATGTGTTTATTGTTTCTTTTTCATACATTATTACCATATCTTTTTCATAAAGTTTATCTTCTACCGAAGAAATTTTTTCACCAAATGAAAAATATAATCTTTTATCTGGATACTCATCATATCCTTCCATATTTTCCCAAGCCATTGCAACGATACCATCAACTGCGTCCCACATTGCAAATGAGTCAGATTCTTGTACTAAATCTAATTTTAAATCAGTATTTAGTGTACCTGACTTTTTTATAAATTTTCCTTCTGGTGGTTCTGGGTTACCCGATGATGGATAAGAGTCCCACCCTTCTCCGTCTATGTCTTTTAATATATCCGAAAAGAGGAACTCATAAATGTAATTCCCCTTCCAGTTTTGTCCTATTTTATTTATATAGACTAAGTTCATTATCTAAACATACCTCTTCTTCTGTAAGATGGACGAGGTTTTTCACTTCTGTCCATTCTTGTGTCTGCCTTAGGTCTTGGATCAACTTTAGGTCTTTTAATAGTTCTCCACTTATCTCCTTTACCTGGCTTAGTTGTAGGTTCTTTAATTCCTGGTTCTTTAACTGGTGCTTCAGAGTTTCTTAAAAAATCAATATCTAATTCGATAAAATCTTCTCCTTTATCAGAATTCATTGAAAAGTCTAATTCACCATCATCGTTGTTATCCATATCTAAACGATTAGGAATACCATCGAAGTCTCTATCTAAATCACCTGTAGCGTCTAAGTATCCTTGTCCTGTCGCAATTGCGTCCATAACACCCATTTCTTCTTCATCTATATTACGTCTTCTATCTTTTCTACCTTTACGTAACATTTTGAAGTCTTCCGCATCTACCTTACCATTTTTGTTTCTATCTAATTTGTGTTGTTTACCGACAAGTTTTTCATTCATTATATCTTCTTCATCCATAATGTACGCCTCTTTATCATAATGTGGGTATTTTTTATGTGTCGCCTTAGATCCCATATGGTGTTCGTTTGGTCCACATTCCATACACATTCCTTCAGTTAATCTACTACCACATTGTTCACAAAGTTCTCTTCTTTCTTTTAAAACTCTTTTAAGTGATTTTTTTGTAGTATTTCTTAAAAAAGATTCCATTAATTGTTTTTTAGAAAAAACTCTACCTTCGTTTTTTTCTTCTTTATCTTTTTT